CTCGTGCATCAAGTCAATCAAATCGTTTAGCGGTGGCGAATCGATGTCACGCTTACCGCCTCGTGGGGAGTACATGTAAAACGGGATGCTATCAAGTGGCCTGCCGCCCTTGCGAGGCACTATCTCGGTCGCGCTATAGTCGTCGTCAATGCCCCGCCGTGTGTAGAATATTTGCTTATACTCGCCGTCCTCTAGGGCAAGCTCGCGGTAGTCATAATCGTAGCCATCGGCACGGCGCACACGCTCGCGTAGCTTGTAGTATACAGGCACAAGTCGCCCACCGACGCGCGCCTCTCGCCAGTCTAAGATGTCCTCTGCCTTATAGGATGCGGCATACGGGCGCAGGCCCATACGCTCCGCCTCTGCAACCGTGATACCAGGTTGATTGACGGGCGGTGTGTCCAGTAGCACACCATGACGCCCGACGGTCAGTACTTCCGCAAGGACGCCCTCGATGAACTCGGTAAGTGGCGTCTCTTGCAGGTCCGCATCGTCAATCAATGGACAATTGGGCGAAAGCTCAATCAAAGGCGGCGTCGAAAAGATAAGCCCTAGATAGCCCGACCGTGTCAGCGCGACGTATGACGGGCAGTGGCCGCGCAAAAGGTAGAGGACGTACTCGGTATAGGTCATGCGGTCAGACGTAGGCAGGATATATGCCGATTGTGCGATAGAGGCAAACTGCGCGCCCGCTATAGGTAGCCTCGACACGCCCGTTTGATCGCGCACAACCGACGCGCAACCTTGCGCCCATAGTGCTAAGTCATGCGCGCGCATGGCGTTGACGCCAGTCGCAAAGTCTCGCGCCTTGGTCCACTCGGGGAGTCGTCTTGTATACTCAGGATGTGTTGCCTGTAATTGTCGCTCTAACTCTGTCATATAGCCCCCAGTGTAATTGCGCCGCCCTTACCGCGCAAGGGTAACTCCCACAAAAGCAAATAGCCCAGTGCGTCCGTGATATGGTCCAAACCCGACGACTTGTCCGGCTCGTTGGTGCCCTCGACATAGGTTAGCCCGTCAAGCGCCATCATAAGCTGTCGGCAAGTTGGATGTATCAAGACGCGTTTATCGCCAGCAGCGGTGCGGAGCCCACTGTTAACCGTGTTGATTTTGTCAACGACCATGTACGGATGCGACGGCGCGAGCACTTGAAAACCTGCCTGCCGAAGGATAGTGAAATCTGTCTGTCCGACGGGCGCGGACGTCTTGCGTGCGTTGCCGGTCGGGTCGGGATATATGCGCACTGTCCTGTTAGGATAGCGCGACTTGATTAAGTGTACCATCTCGTCCGTGTTGCCATTATCTATCGTCGCCTCGCCGATGATATGGATTTGACCGCCCGCGCGCACCGCGAAAACCGCACTCATCGGATTAATGTTGAAATCCATGCCTACCAATATCGGCGCACCATCGATGTCCTTGACGTCCGAGACGTTGCCCTGTGGATATTGTCGGCGATCAAACGCGTAGTAAACTCGCCCGGCAAGAGACTCAAAACTCGCCTCATACTCCTGGCGGAAAGTGCGCTCGTCCATGTCGTGCCGAGCCGCCTCAATCTCCTCAGGCGGCACGTTGCCACCCTCAAGTGTGGTGTACTTGTGGATTGACCAGTCTGGCGAGTTATGCGCCGCAAGGTAAAGGCTATAAAAATGATTATAGCCCGCAGGTGTAGAGATGAGCAAAGCCCGCCCTTGCTTGTCGGATAGTGCAGGACGGATAGTCGGCCAGACAGTAGGGTCTTGATACGCCATCTCGTCCGGTACTACCAGGTCAAGCCCTGCGCCGCGCAATCGGTCCGGGTTGTCACTCGACCGTAGAGCGATAACGCTACCATTACGTAGGGTTATCCTTAGGTCAGTCTGATCAAGGGATGAGATATAGCTAGGCGGTATCAGGTCCTTGAGTTTAGGCAGCATCACGTCACGCGCCATGCCATAGGTGGGCGCGATATACCAGCTCGTGCTCCCTTTTTGATTGACAGCGACACGCAAAAGCTCATGTGCCGCAAGATGCGTCTTACCAAATCGACGCCCAGCGACCAAGATGCGCATCCGCGTAGGATCCGTGTACACCGTCCACTGTGCCGCGGTCAGACGCATGACTAAACGCTCGGTCATGGGTTGGCCCCATTACTAGTGTCGGCACTATCGGCCTTATCTATCTCGGCGCCCGGCCCAGTGATGACTATCTGTGGCAAGTCGTCGGACTGCGTGCGTAGCGATTGTATCGGAGTACCATCGAGACGGTCATAGATATAGGTTGATGCTTTCAGCGCTATACCTTTATCTTTATCACGCGCAAGTGCAAGGATCCTCTCGGCCATCTCTTGAGGATCGACTTTATCGCGTAGGGCCTTCGTGAGAGACTTCTCAGCTGGCGGTCGCCCAGGTGGTGGGTTTTCCTTTGTCCAAGTTGTTGATTTTCTACCGCCTTTTCCAGCCATTTCATCGCCTTTTTTTCGTCTTTTTATGACGATTTAATCTTCAAGCCATTGATTGAGACTTTTCAAGTCCACAATCTTAACTTTTTCCTCTGTCGGTTTTTACTTATACACCATTTCGGTTTACATACACAATATATATTAAGAGTTGTCTTTCTCAGACGCGGAATTCTTAAAATTCTCAAAGATTTTCATTTACTTAACGCTTGTATAGTACAATTTCTACTATTTTACTCTATTTTATAAAAATCTTATAAATTTTATTTGACAACAAAAATGATATGGTGTATTATAATAATAGAGATTGAGAGAGAAGGAGGGACAAGATGCAGTATCACGACAGGCTAGGTTGCCTGGACTCCCACGCGACAATCTCTGTCTTTACCCGGTCTGTCGGGTATTGGCCAGAGCCATGCCATGAGGAGCGGTACTTTGCCCTCAGCACAACCTCAGACGCTCCCGCAAGGCAGTGGTCTTGCCCCGTGTCTATCGACGCAATTGTTGCCGAGATGGATGCTGACGGATGGGATTGCATAGTAGCCGTTGATGGGCAGGGCTTGCCCGTCATTAATTGTGAGCATCGGGAGACCAGGAGGGCGGCGGTTGTGGTGCGTGCGGCTCATGACGCTAAGTGGTCTGACGCCAAAGACGTATATGTCAGGTTTGGCGACATCCCCGCTTGCGGACACTCGCGCGACTGGGCAAGCAATCGCGCGGAAAAGGGCGTCTCGGTTTTTAGGGGCAAAATTTTGCCGAGCGGCGAGGTACTCCCAATGCCGGGCACCAATCAGGAGCTGGGGTCACTGCTCACGATGGATGAGCGCCCACTCTATGTAGTAGAGGGTGACATAGTGGGTGTCGGAGCCGATGGCGAGCCAGTGCTTGCCAATGCAAAGCAATATACGCCACGCGCGGCGGCCAAAAAGTTATTTAGATCCTAGCACGCAAGGCCGGAGCGATCCGGCCAGGTCGGCGCGTGAGGCTCGCGCCCTGATGAGGCCAGCAGGCCGAAACCTGAGAGCGCCACGCGAAAGCGGAGGCGGCAGGGAGGACAAGAATGAAAGTACGCACAAGGCTGGAGAATAGGACAAGGCTGGCCCAGTCAAGAAGCTGGCTTGCCTCCGACGCATACCGCAAGGACCCTAGTGAATTTAACAAAAAAAGAATGTGCCGGCTGTTCAAAAAAGAAGCACGGCTCATGAAAGCCCTTGAGCTGTCCCCGTATGGTAAAAATTTAGTTATGCCATTTTAACCGTCTCCCCGTAGGGTCAAGGGCGGCCCACCACCGCCCGGCGGTATCCCCGGTCTAGCCGGGACATCACGAGAGCCGACAGCCTACGGGCGAGCGCGGCAACGGGAGCCAATATGTTAGCATCGAGAGAGCATCGAGCGGAGCGATTGCAGGAGCGGGCGGAGAAGGCGCGGGAGACTGCGGCGCGGCTGTCGGTCGATGGTTCACGCATGGCCGAGGCAATCCCGTTCGGGCAGCCAATTCTCATTGGGCACCATTCCGAGCGGCGCGACCGCGCGTACCGGGAGCGGATCGGGGCAAAGTTCGCGGCTGCTGGCAAGGCATACAACCAGGCCGAGGAGCTGGAGCGCAGGGCGCAGGCCGCCGCATCCAACACGGCTATCTACTCCGACGATCCCGAAGCCGTAAAAGAGCTTGACGCAAAGCTCGCCACGTTAAAAGCCACCCGCGAAACGATGAAAAAGTGCAATGCGCTGATTCGCAAGGGCGACCGCGCGGGACTGCTGGAGATCGTCAAGAATCCGGCGAAGGTTGAAGAACTGTTCACCCCTGACTTTTGCGGGCGGATCGGCTTTGCTGATTATGAGCTGACCAATCTCGGCGCGAATATCCGCAGGCTGGAAAAGCGGCGTGAAAGTCTCGCGGCTCTCAAGGCTACCGGCAAGACTGAGCGCATGGTGGGCGAGGTGCGCGTGGTTGAAGATCCCGATATCGCCCGCATCCAGCTTTTCTACCCCGGCAAGCCCGACCAGGCCACGCGCGACAATCTCAAGCGCTGGGGCTTTCGATGGGCACCGAGCGAGGGCGCATGGCAGCGCAATCTGAACAATGCCGGGAAGTATGCGGCGCGGCAGGTGCTGGGGGCCAATAAATGAAAAATGGAATCATGCTTGAAAGCGGAAAGATGGCGTTTTATCTTGACTGTCAGGGAAAGGACATCGGCTTCAACCGCTGGCGGATTGATGCGTACTACGCTACGCACTTTGCCGAAACGCTGTTTTTCTACAGCGAAGAAAAGTACCTCGCTTTCATCGCCGGAGCCAAGGAAAGCGTTTTCGCGGACTATGCGGAATATGTGAAGGCCACACAGCATAGCCGGAGCCAACGGGGGTGTCGGGAGCCAACGAGCCGGGAGCCAATAAATATCACGGGAGCCAACGGCTCCCAAAAAGGAGCAATTATGCCAAAATCAACACTTTCCGCGTCCGAGCGCAAGAGCCGGACGACTAAGCTCTATCTCAACGAGCAGCTTGCCGGGCTGCTCGATAAGTACCTGCCGAGAGCCGACGGGGGGCCACGGAGCAGGGGACAGAGCTGGACGATCACCGAGCAGTGGCGCCGCTTTGACACACTGCTCAAGATTGAGCGCCGTGGCCTACGGGAGCTTTTTACCGAGGGCGAACGTAACCTCATGCTTAACAACGCGCTTTCGACGGCCTATACCGCCGAGACGATTCCGGGCGCCGTGCTAGCGGATACCGAGGACGAGGACGGGAGCCAATTCGAGCTGTTCGGCGTAGACCGTGCCGCGCTCCTGGCAAAGTTGCGGGGGCTGACGACGGGCCAGCAGTTCGCGCTTGTGGACTGGCTCGAAGAACTCCGCGCTCAGGCGGGGCAGGGTATTTCGGCCAACGTTGAAAGCCTCGCTAAAAAGGGCGGGAGCTAAAAAATTGCGCAAGGAATATTTCCAGTCGGTTGACCAATGGGAAGAGGCGGCGGGCCTCTTGAAATCGGGCTGGTACACGCGGGGAGAGCTGGAGGTATTTATATGACAAACGCAACAAAACTTCAGGCTTTTCTTGATTTAGCTGGCAAGGTTATTTCGCCAAAGACGCCGAAGCAATACGGAATTATGAAAAATGATAAACAATTACTTTCGACCAATAAGAAAGAATGGTTGTTTATGGATTATGAATCAAATGATAGCGCAGGATTTTATAATTTCAGCTTGAGTAAAGCGTTCAGTCGCTTGACTGCAAAAAATGATATACCTACCCAATCAGATATTTATTTAGATGCAAACAATCTTATTGCGCTTTTGAATAAATCTGAAATGCAAGAAGTAAACGAAGCTGAAGCTAAAAGTTTACTTGATGCGTATAAATTTATATCGGATGATGAAACAAGATACCAAATACAAGGCATTTATTTCGACGACGGATTTATCGTCGCTACGGATGGCCGCCGCCTATATTGCAACAATGTTTCAAGCGGATGTACCGGTAAAATTGTACCTCAAACAAAGACTATTTTGACAGTCTTGAAACAAGGAAGCAATATTAAAATATCGAGCACAGGGGAATGGATTGTATTCAGTTTTGATTATAAAGGATTTGAATTTTCCTATTTTGTCAAGGAAATCGCCGGGCAATTCCCATCGTGGCGAAAAGTAATGCCAGAAAATCAAAAATATCGCATGGATGTACCTGCGCTGAACGCATGGAAGGAAGCCTATAAAATACTGAAAGCCATAAAGTTCGGCGACTCAAACAGAATTTTCATTACAAGAAAGCCTAATACTAACACTGTGTCAATTATTGCAAGCGGCATGGATATAGCAACAATCGAATGGAAAAGTTTCCCAGATGACACCCTGGCAATCAATTTTGAGTATTTGAATAGTGCCATTATGCTTGATGGGCTTGAATATATCACGTACACCGATTTTACTCGCGCTCTGACATTTTATTGTGCTAACGGGGCAAAAGTGCTTGTTATGCCGATGGTGATAGAGTAAGTTAGTTAAACTGACGCCGGAGCCAATAGCGGACTGGCAAGAAAACCCTCGGGAGCCGATGAGTGGGAGCCAATGGGCACTTAAACACACGGGAGCCAACAAGCACACAAGATGGCGGGAGCCAACGGCGTGTTTGGCAAGCGCTAGATTAAGTTTATAGGTCCTTTTTGCCTTTACCATTCTTGATATTCTCACGGCTCGCTTGCCGTTGCTTTTCGCTCCTTGGGTGTTGTAATAGTACCGATACTGTGTTATCAGACTCAGAGAGATGCTCGGCGCTATTCATAATCGATGCCGCATAGCTTAATTTTTCCCAGCGCCGCTTGTCCTTCTTGAATTTTGAAAATTCTGACAAATTCTTATAAAAAAACGTGACACTGATAAAATCCTCAGTGACTTCTTCAGCCGATAATAGTTTTATAATCACGCTTACGGCAGAATCAATGATCAATTCGTGGAGCTCATCGCTTTGTAGTGGATTTTCAAGATGCCTTGCCCGTGTTTTGACAAGCGCCTCCGTCCTCTTAAATACTACGTCCCATAACTGTTCCCAATGCTCGTCGCTTCGATCCGATTTATACTCTTTGAAAGCCTCTAAGACATCATGGTACGTTGTCATGTTGAAAGCATATACCACGGTGCCCAGCCTGTCAAACTTTTAATGCAACAATCGATAAAATAATAAACCGCCAGAATACTATACATACATATAGTAATACTAGTCACTTTTTAGCGTAATTGTAAAAATATTATAAATTTTATTTGACATACCACCAAATAGGGTGTACTATGATAATAGATCAAACAGAGGAGGTAGGTATGGATGTAGGAGACAAAGTAAAACTGAACGAAGGGTATCTTCGGATTCTTGAGCCGTCAGAACGGCGGAAAGAAGCACGGCGTGTCTATACTATTGAGTCCATGACTCAGTGGAACGGATATACCCGCTTTGTTATTAAAAATCGGCGTCAGACGCATCGAAATATTAAGCCGGAATGGCTAGATATGTTCAAGGAGGCGGTAAGATGAAAATCAGAGAAAAAATTGATCAAGCGCTCGCGAATCCAGAAAGGAATTAAGGAGGGTGCTATGAGTGAAGTTATGGTTTTGACGGGTGTTCTCACGCAGAATGCTGATATCCAAAAGGTAGGGGATGATTCCTTGGTAACTTTGCACCTTGCTGTTAAAGGGATCGAGAAGGATATGTGGGAGGCCGTGGTGCGCTTTAGCATCCACAATTGGTTTATTGTCAAGTATTTGCGCAAGGGGCAGTGTGTCGCTATCAGGGGCTATCTAGTAAGCCTGTTAAGCCACGATGCGGAGCTTGATGAGATTGAGCTAGGAGCCATTGAGGTTCTATCGGGCAAAGGTTCAATCATTGCGGCAGAATATATTGATAATTCCAGTAAGGAGGATTTGATAAATGATGGGAGGAGAAGCGTGAAGTACAAGGTAGGCGATAAGGTTCGGATCCGCTCCAAAGAGTGGATAGATGCGCAACCTAAAAGTGAAGATGGCGCAATCGAATTAGAAACAAATGATATTGTTCCCAGAATGTTTGAGTATGCAGGAAAAACTGCTACGATAACTAAAATTAACGAAGTGCTGTGTAACTATAAACTGGATATTGATGATGGACATTGGAGCTGGACTGATGAAATGTTCGAGCGGATAATCTTGCAAGGTTAGGTGATATTGATAAGGCACTTGTCATATGAAAATGATTCTTTGGACAAACTCATCACCGTCGCCTATTATTATGGCGCTGAGACAGCAACAAAAAGGATATGCGACGAGCATAATAGGCTAGCGCAAGAAGCTATAGGACGGGCTGAGAAGGTGCGATATTGGAAACAAGCAATGGATGTATTGGGTGATTTTGCGAAACCTATTTACGATCCCAATTATTCACAAGACATGATTAATACCTTCGGCAATGACGAAACAAAGTTATAGGAGAAAAAAATGACAGTACGAGAACAGCTTTTTGAAGCCGGTAAATTGGACGGTACCTTTTGGAATAGAGCCGTAATTGATGGTTGTTCGGAGAGAACCGATAATTTACTTAAATTGAATTCAAAAAGAGAAACTACTCAATCCATGATCGACTGCGCGGCTAATAGGGCAAAGGAATATTTATTCGATGACGAAATTGACTCGTGGCGCGCCTATATTTCTTTACTGGTAGGAAGGCCCCCAACGACTGAGGAACAGGCTGCCTATCTTTTAGGTTTGGTGTATGCCATAATTGATGGCGACTTATGGAAGAGGTTTCCACAAGGAGGCAAATCATGATGGAAGGTGACAAAGTAATTTTATCGGATGAGTATCTAAAAATTCTTGATTCACAAGGCCACCATGAGGAGCCGGGAATACGGTATACGATAATTCGCATCCATGTATGGCCGGCAGGGAAGAGCTGTTTTGTGATAAGGACTAAAACAAACGAGCATTTTGTATTCCGCCAATGGATCGTGCCCACTCAACACAAGCCTTGCCGAGAGTGGCGACAATGGAAAAAAGAATATGACAGCCAATGGAATAGGGAGGATTAAATGAAATTGACAAAGTATTGGGTGTCAAAGATGGCTAAGAAGGAAGGTGGAAGGCTTGTACTCTATGCGGCAATAAGGCCTGGCTACGAAAACACTAGAATCGATTTAGAACCTGGGACTTACGGAGGGCCATTTTTTCTGACTCCAGAAGAAGTACCGCATAGAGAAAATACCGTGGTGGTAAAATGCCTTGTGACCACACGAGAGCTTTTGATCAAGGGAGACCAGCTTTTTGTAACAGGATTTGAGACAAATGGAGTGATAAAAAATGACATTAAAAGCTAAAAATAAACATACCGTCGTCAAGGGCGACGAAACCTTACAACAAGCATTCGATCGCCTGATATCAAAGCTTTACCCCGGCTATAAATGCAATCCTAGAGACTTGGAACTACTCAATTCGATATTAGAAGATGGGTTTAGGCCGACATTGGTGCTTATGCATCCTATAAGTACCGTTGAAGGCAAGACTGACGAGATAGTGGGCGGAGTTTTAGTCGATATCACTTATGACGAAAAGGAGGCCCAAAATGCTAACAAATAAAGACTGTGGCGACATGACTATAAGAGAAGCCATCCAAATCCTTGATGATGAAATACAAAAGACTTCTGACATAGATACCAAAGCTAGGCTGGAGCTTGCAATGAGAACCTTTGAAGATTTTCGTTTCCAGCAAAATATGAAACACTATTACCATACATGTTATGCCAATTTATGATGCTATATTGTGCCGATATATTATAAAATATTACATAAAAACATAAAAATATGTTTACAATTATTTTATTTGTGGTATAATACAGGATATGGAGGTTACCAATGAAAGAGATTCAGAAGGTTGTTTTTTTGGACAAGTGGCTTGTGGACGCCATTGGGAAGGAGGCCGAAAAGCACCACCGCACATGGATGCGCGAGGCGCAGGCCATCCTTGAGGAAAAGGTGCTTGAAGCCCGAAAATCAGAAGAGCCGGTAGAAACAAAGTAAAGGAGGAGTTATGGACAGGATGGGATTTATTGGGGGGACCGATGCGCCGGTTATCCTTGGCGTGTCGCCATGGAAGTCGCCATATCAACTATGGTTGGAGAAGACTGGGCAGGAGGAACCAGAGGATATCTCAGGTTTGGACCATGTACACTTTGGCGTGGTCCTTGAGGATGTGGTGGCTCGAGAGTGGGCACTTAGACACAATAGGAAAGTGCGCCGGATGAATAAACGGGCCGTACATCCGAAGTATGATTTTATACTTGCGCAAATCGACCGCAGGATTGCCGGTGGTGGCATCCTTGAGTGCAAGACTACTGGCGCGCACAATGGTGACGATTGGCTATCAGGACCGCCAGCGCATTATTGGGTGCAAGTACAGCACCAATTGATGACGACTGGGATAGATGAGGCGGCAATTGCAGTGCTTATTGGTGGACAAAAGTATGCCGACTTTGATGTTGTGGCAGATAAAAAGTTTCAAGCCGACCTACTCGACCTTGAGCTTGACTTCTGGGACAAGGTACAGCGTGGCGTGCCGCCAGATCCGATATCAACAGAAGAAGCTAAGCGGGTATGGCAAAAATACACGCCATTAGAGGTTTATGCCTCAGAAGAGGATATAAAAAACATTAAAACGCTTCTTGACGTGCGCGCAAAAATAGAGGAATTGGAGAAACAAGAGGAGGTGGCAAAACTTGCATTGATGAGCGCGTTAAAAGACATCGGCGATACACTCATCGTCAATAACGTGCCGGTCGTGTCGTGGAAGAGCCAACAGCGCACAAGCATCGATACCAAGGTGCTGAAAGAAAAGTACCCGGATATCGCAAAAGAATTAACCGTTGTTTCAGAATCTCGAACATTCCGCGTTCTTAAGGGCGCGGAGAAAATATAGGAGGAAGGTATGGGAAACATTTTTGAGGTAGAAAAGGTTGAGAAGCAGGCGCCGGTTGAGGTGTCATCCTCGAGGGCTATCGCTGAGGTTGAGGGCCAGGTTGTAATGGCCAAGAAGTTCCCGAGAGACCCTGTGCAGGCCATGGACAGAATATTGGCGGAATGCCGCAGAGAGACGCTTGCGGAGCAGGCGCAATATAGTTTTCCGCGTGGAGGCACGACCGTTACCGGTGAATCTATTCGGCTTGCTGAAACTATTGCCCGTAACTGGGGGAATATCTCATACGGTATTACTGAGGTGGAGCGCAAAGGCGCAGAATCTTTGATGCTTGCGTATGCATGGGATCTTGAAACTAACGTCATGGCAAGACAGGAATTTAGAGTCCGGCACTTGCGTGATACAAAAGAGGGCCTAAAGCCATTACGTGACGAGCGCGATGTATATGAGATTACAGCAAATCAAGGAGCTCGACGATTGAGATCTTGCATCTTGCGCATTATACCAGGCGATGTTGTTGATGCCGCGCGCGAGGAATGCGAAAAAACGTTGCAGGCTAAAGTAGGCAACGTTCAGGAGCGCTTGCCGGGGATGCTCGAGAAATTTGACGGAATGGGCGTGACTAAAACCATGATAGAGCGCAGACTTCGCCATAGAATCGACTCGATGAATGGACCTGAACTATTGTCACTCATTAAAATCTATAACTCAATCAAAGATGGCATGGCCACGCCTGATGACTACTTCGAGCCAGATCAGAAAGAGGCGGCAAAAGATCAGAAGCAGGAAGGCCCTGCCGCGGTGGCAAACGCAATGGCCGAGAAACTGAAGGCCAGCATAAAAAGTAGTCCGACCGATGTTACTAACTACGATGGCATGGACACGCCCAAAAATC